AGCTCGGTATCGGTCGAGCATCATGCGGCAGTTGCCAGCCTCCCCAAGGATGAGGCGCTTCCGCTACTGCGCCGCGCGGCCCGCGAGCATCTGACCGTCAACGACTGCCGCGAGGTGGTGACGCAGCATCGATATCAGACCGGCCAGAATTTCGAGGATGATGATCAGGATAGCACGCTTGCAACATTGCAAATCCGGGCATGGAACCGGGCCACACCAGCAGCCCGGCGCATGGCTTTCGAGCATTTCCAGATCGCCGCAGCGAATGGCTTCAGCATCATCGATGAGGACGAGGTGGCCGATGCGGAAGAGTAAGCTGCTGCCGACCTGCGCGCCCAAGCCGATCCCGGTCGAGTTTCTGGAGAAGTTCCAGCGGCATGGCTGGGAACGCTGTGAACGGATTTGGGGGAAGTCCACTGTGCAGGTTTATGCGAAGGTCATCGGGCGCAAGCGGCTTCAGGCGATGCGAGAGCAATGGCGGGCGCAGGAGGTGGGGCGGTGAACGCCAAACAACTTCGGTTTGTCGAGGAATATCTGATCGACCTCAACGCGACGGCTGCATACCGGCGCGCTGGCTACGCGGCCAAGGGGAACGCCGCGGAGGTCAATGCTGCCCGGCTGCTCAGAAATGCTAAGGTGCAGGAGGCTATCGTGACGGAGCAGGCAAAGCGCTCTGAGCGCACCGCCATCACCGCCGACTATGTGCTGCAAGGCATTCAGGAAGTTGCGGAAAGGTGCCTCCAGCGCTCGCCGGTGATGACTGGCCGTGGCGAGGATCGTGCGCAGGCTGTCGATGATGAAGGTCGCCACGTCTGGGAGTTCGACGCTGCTGGCGCGAACAAGGCATTTGAGCTGCTGGGCAAACACCTCAAGCTGTTCACCGAAAACCACAATCACCGCTCGGACGACGGCAGCATGTCCCCGCCTTCGCTGGCGGATTTCTACGGCGCGATGCGAAAGCCTGCTGACGGCAGATGATGAGCGCAGCAGTCGGATATCTCGATACTGTCACGCACGAACGGGCGCCGGGCATCGGCCATAACGGCGGGCCGACGTTAAACCCTGTCCTGCAAGATTTCTGGCTTGCTCCTGTCAATGACGATGACGAGCCGATCCGTAACCGCGTTCTATACGGCGGGCGCGCATCGTCCAAATCGTGGGACGCCGCTGGCTTTGCGATCTACCTTGCCTGCAATACCAAAATCCGTGTCCTGTGCGCTCGACAGTTTCAGAACAAAATCGAGGAATCGGTCTACACGCTGCTCAAGCAAACGATCGATCGATTTGACCTGCGTCACCAGTTCGACATTCTGGACAATAAGATCCGGCACAAGCGCACCGGGTCAGAGTTCGTGTTCTACGGCCTTTGGCGGCATATTGACGAAATCAAGTCCCTCGAAGGCATTGACATCTGCTGGCTGGAAGAGGCGCACGCGCTAACCGCTAAGCAATGGAAAGTGCTGGAGCCAACCATCCGTAAGGAAGGTTCGCAGTTCTGGATTATCTTCAACCCACAGTTGTCCACGGACTTCGCGTGGCGTCGTTTCGTGGTCAACCCACCGCCAGGCACGATCCGCCGACTGATCAACTACACAGAAAACCCCTTTCTCTCGACTACCATGCTTGGCGTGATCTCGGCGGCGCAGGATGAGGACGACGACGAATTTCAGCATGTCTATCTCGGCGTGCCCAAAGACGACGACGACGCGGCTGTCATCAAGCGTTCGTGGCTAATGGCGGCGATCGATGCACACAAGGCGCTGGACATCGAAATCACCGGGCGCAATCGCATAGGCTTCGACGTTGCTGACAGCGGCGCCGACAAGAATGCTATCGTTCTCGCCCGCTCATCGCTGGCATCATGGTCCGATCAATGGAAGGCGGGCGAGGATGAGCTTCTCAAGTCAGCTACCCGCGCCCGCAGTGCATGCGCTGAGAACGACGCCGATTTAGTCTATGACAGCATTGGCGTGGGTGCGGGTGTTGGGGCCAAGGTCAACGAACTGAACATATCCGGCGATACCGTCCAGCACACAGGATTCAACGCTGGTGATGGCGTGATCCGACCTAAGGAAGTCTATGCGCGATCCCACCCGCGCAAGACCAACCGAGACATGTTTGCTAATGCCAAGGCGCAAGCTTGGTGGCATGTTGCAGATCGGCTGCGAAACACGTTTAACGCTGTGAAAAAGGGCCACACTCATGGGCCAGATGAAATGATCTTCATCGATAGCGAAATGCCGAACCTCTCTCTTTTGATTGATGAACTATGCACGCCCAAGCGGGATTTCGACAACGCGGGCAAGGTCAAGGTCGAGAGTAAAAAGGATTTGGCGAAGGCGAATAGGGAAGGTGGCGCTCAACCTTCGCCGAACCTTGCCGACGCCTTCATTATGGCCTTCGCACCCGTGGAAGGACGCCGCCACTCCACCTCCGCCCTCCTCTAACCACGGTAAAGCCACCGCCTCCCCCGCCCTACGCTTCCGGCCATGACCGGCCTTCGTCTCCGCAGCGTTCGTTTCAAGGACGGCCATACCGTCGATGGTCTGGGGGAGGCGTTCGCCTCGATCGGCAATGGCTTCAATAGCCGCATAGGCCCGCTCATGGGCGGCGCTTCCCTGCTGCCCGGCATCTTCACACATCAACTCGCTCTGGCTGCCTACATGGCGTCCGGAATGATGCGGAAGGTCATCAGCATCCCCGCGGAAGACCGGGTGCGGGAGTGGCGCGACTGGCAGGCGGACGGGGACGACATTACCGCGATCGAGGCTGAGGAAAAGCGACTCGAACTCGCCGCCAAGGCGCAGGAAGCTGAACTTCTGCGCGGTATCGGTGGCGGCGCGCTGATCATCATCACCGCTGGCAACCATAGTGACGAGTTGAAGGCTGAGGCGATCGGCACCGGCGGGATCGTCGCCGTCAACGTCGTGTCCCGCTGGGAAATTCGGGCAAAGGGCTGGGAAAAGAACCTCGCCAGCCCGCGCTATCGCCAGCCCACGATGTGGCAGATCGACGGCGAGAACGGCCACAGCGACGATATCCACCCCAGCCGGGTTATCTGCTTCCGGGGCGCGCGCCTGCCTGCTGGCGCTACCCTGTCCGACGAAGATCGTTTCTGGGGCGATAGCCGCCTGCTCCGCGTGTACAACGAGGTGGCCCGGTCAGATCAGGCGCAAGCATGGTTTGCGGAGCTGATCAGGAAGGCGAAGCTGCTGCGGATCGGGATTCCTGACCTGCTCGACATGATGTCATCGGAGGCGGGTCGGTCGCAGCTCAACAAGCGCGTCAGCCTGATCGCCACTGGCGAAAGCGTGCTGAATGCTACCGTCTATCGCTCTGGCACCGGGACGGACGATCCGGGCGAAAAGATCGAGGACTATCAGATCAATTGGACAGGCATTCCGGCGATGATGGACGCCTTCGACCAGCGCGTTTCGGCGGTGGGTGAGGTGCCGTTCACGATCCTGATGGGCCGATCCCCGGCAGGCATGAATGCCACCGGTGACCATGATCGCCAGAACTGGAACCGGACGGTCAAGAAGGGCCAGGAAGGCGAGACGCGTCCCTGTCTGGAGGCGCTGGACCCCATCCTCCTGCGCTCTGCCGGCGTCACCAAGCCCGGCATCTGGTGGCAGTTCGCCCCGCTCGACGTCCCGACCGAGAAGGAGGACGCCGACACGTTCAAGACCACCATGGATGCGGTCGAGAAGGTGCAGAATTCCGGCGCCATTCCGGAGCGGGCGTTCGCGGAAGGCTTCCAGAACCTCATGACCGAACGAGGCTGGATGCCGGGCCTTGAGGACGCATTGAAGAAGATCCCGGAAGCCGAACGTTTCGGCATTTCCGGCGATGACAATGGAGGCGATGATGATCCCTCTGCAATTCAGGCGGGAGGAGGTGATCCGGGTAATCTAGCCGGTCGGGGCGGGAATGCTGACCCCAATCCCGCCCGCCGTGCTGTCGCCGCCAATGATGCGGCGGTTTTCTTCGCCGATGCGCAGCCGCGCCCGCTCTATGTGCAGCGCAAGCTCCTGAACGCCGCGTCGCTGATCGCTTGGGCGAAAGCGAACGGCTTCAAGTCCACCCTCCCCGCCGACGACATGCATGTGACCGTGCTGTATTCGAAGACCGCCGTGGACCCGATGAAGATGGGCGAAGGCTGGAGCGGAGACGAGAACGGTAATGTCCGCGTCAAGCCCGGCGGCCCGCGCGCTATCGAGCGTCTGGGGCCGAGCGCCGTCGTGCTGCTGTTCGCGTCCTGGGATATCGAGGGCCGCCATCGGTCCATGATCGAGGCGGGCGGTTCGCACGATTTTGACAGCTATCAGCCGCATGTCACGCTGTCCTACGAGGTGCCGGAAGGCGTCGATCTGGAGGCTATCAAGCCATACACTGGCGCGCTGGAGTTCGGCCCTGAGTTGTTTGAGCCGCTTGATCTGGATTGGAAGTCGAAGGTGGGCGAAGCATGAAGTCAGTTCTTGACGCTTCCGACGCCATTCAGGCCGCCATGAAGTCGCTGGGCATTAACGGCTCATACGATGTTAGGCTCGAAGGATCGCGATCAACCGGCTGGGTTGGAAAACCGACAGGTGTCGATTTTGAGGTAGTGGTGACGATTAAGCAGTTGCCACCGATTAAGGACTGACCGTGGCGCGCTACAACCTAGCCCAGATCGCCCGGCGCCAGCGCAATATCCGCCGCAAGTCGATCATCATCCGCGATATCGTGCCGCCGTCCACGCTGGCTACGAACCTCTACCGGTCAGCATATCTCCCGGTCATCACTGCATGGGAGCTGGCGATCCCGCGCATCATTGCAGAATATGAGCGCACGCTGTCCGCAATGACGCAGGACAGCGCGTCGGACATTCAGGGCGAGATCGACGGGGCAGCGTCGGCAATTCAGCGCCTGATCCTGCTGCTGACCCCCGAACTGCGGGATTGGGCGATTGGTGTTGAGGTGTTCGTCCGTGAGAAGTGGCGCGGGGCCATCCTGACCGCGACGGGCGTCGACCTCCAGACGATCATCGGACCGCAGGATGCCCGCGAGACGGTCGAAACGGTCATATCCCGCAATGTCGCTCTGGTGAAGGACGTCAGCGCTCAGGCACAGGGCCGTATATCGGATGCGGTCTTTCGGGGCCTGACAGAGCGCCGCCCGCCGCGCGAGGTGGCTGCTGATATTCGCGAAGCCATCGATATGGGCCGTGACCGGTCTGTTCGCATCGCAAGCCACCAGTTGTCCTCCCTGTCCAGCGATCTGGCGCGGGAACGGCGCCGCGAGGCCGGGCTTGATGTGTTCGCCTGGCATCATTCGCGCAAACTGCACCCGCGCACAGAGCATCAGCGGCGCGATGGCAACCTCTACAGTGAAAACCCGGAGGTTGTGGGGAAAAAGCTGGATGGGAAGATCATCCGCGCTGCGCCGCCCGCAAATGATAGGGCCGGGATTCCGCCATACTGCGGGTGCCGGGAGCGCGGCGTTATGGTGTTTGAGTTTGATGATGAGGACTAGCCGGGAATCGGCAGAAATGCTAGATTTCGGGCCAGCGGTGCGGGAACACCGCCGACCCTGACCACAACGCATAAGGAGTGCGATATGGCTTGGACTGCATTTAGCGCAGAAGCGATCGACCTGAAACTGAAAGTCTTGCAACTGGAGCGCGATGGGCGCTTGAGCGAAGCCACGGCGGCAATCGCAGAGGCATTGGAGAAGGCTCATCGTGACGGACCGTCTGGCGAGACATACGAAGAGTTCGAGGCGCGCACATGACAACCTTGGATCGCGCCAAAGCCGCCATCGCCAGCCAACTCGGCGTCTCAGGCGCCCCGATAGAATCGTTCGCACTCTCTGACGGTCGAATGATCTCTACGGAAAGCCTCGCACGCGCCATCCTTGCCGGAATCCGCGAGCCGAGCGAGGCAGTCATGGATGCCGGAGGGGCTGATGACGATCTCAGGATGGAAGATGCTGCTAATCGTTGGCGCGCCATGATTGATGCGGCGCTCAACGAGTAATAGGCTGCAACTGATCGCGGTAAACGCCTTCCCCGCCCGCCCATATCGTGCGGGCCATGTTGTTCTCGGACGCGCTCACCCTTGATGCCCCACGCCGCACTTCGGACGGCTACCTGGCTGTGCGGGCGCGGGCGGCGCGAACGGGCGTCTATCAGTATACCGGCCGCGAGGTTGACCCGGACAATGCTCACGGGCTGCGCGATCAGGCTGTGGTCAACGTCCTGCGCGATGATGCGACCGTGTTCGATGAAGCGGCGGCCCGGTCATTCATCGGGAAGCCCGTCACCGACGATCATCCTGCCCACCCCGTAACCGCCTCGAACTGGCGCGATCATGCGCGCGGGACGATCATGGGCGCCATGCGGGACGGCGACTATCTCGCTTTCGATATCCTGCTGACCGATGCCGACACGATCGCCAAAGTCGATTCTGGCAAGCGTGAACTGTCTAACGGCTACGGCGCTCAGCTCGAATATGGCGAGTTCACCGCCAAAGATGGCACCGCCTGCCAAGCCCGCCAGTCCACCATCACCGGCGGCAATCATGTCGCTCTCGTGAAATTCGGCCGCGCCGGTTCCGAATGCGCCATCAAGGACGGTTTTGCCGTCTGCGACGCCCTCCCCTCCAACATTCTCGATTCCCTCACCAAGACGGAGAAGCCCGTGAAGACCATGTTGATCGACGGGCTGACCGTCGACGTGTCCAACGCCGATACGGCAATGGCCACAATCCAGACCCTGATCGCCGCGCGTGATGCGAACGGCGCGAAGGTCACGACCCTGGAAGCGAAGGGGGTGGCTGATGCCGCCACGATCGTCGCCAAGGATGCCGAAATCGCCAAGCTGACGGCTGATCTGGCCGCTGCCAAGCCGACGCTCCAGCAGCTCCGCGACGCCGGCAAGGCTTTCGCTGTCATCGAAGGCAAGGCCAAGGCCGTTGGCGTGACCGTGACCGACGCGATGGACGAAAGCGCCATCATGAAGGCCGTCGTGGACAAGCAGATGCCCGGCAACAGCTACACCGGCGACCACATCAAGATCGCGTTCGACACGCTGACCAAGGATGTGAAGGCGGATGTGGGTGTGCAGCCGCTGGGGGCGCCGAAGGCCGTCACCGACAGCGCCGCCGGCATTCAGACCGCCCGCGCCGCATGGCTGTCCGACAAGCAGAACGCTCACCGAAACGCTGGCGCGGCATAAGGAGAAACGATCATGGCAGTTCTTCAGAATAGCTTCGTTGAGGACATCCCGGTCGGTTATCCCGGCATGGAAGCGGACGGCGAAGCCTCCAACATCATCACGCGCACACTGGAAAGTGCAACCGTGGGCTTCGGCAAGGCGGTCTATCAAGGCGCGGCCGATCGCGGCGCCGTCACCACGCCCAGCGCCAGTCTTTTGGGTTTCACCATCGCCAACAAGGCCCTTCCTGTCACCCCCGACCGCGCGGCAGACACGTTCATCACCAAGGACAATCTGCGCATCAAGAATCGCGGCAAAATCTGGGTGCTTGCGGGCGCAGCAGTCACGCCCCGTCAGCCTGTCTATGTGACCAGCGCAGGGGCGATCACCAATGTCTCGACCAGCAACACGCTCGCGACGGGATGGGAATTTGATGACACAGCGGCGAGCGGTGCGCCCGTCCGCATCGTGCGCCGCTGAGGGGGACTGACATGACCAAGCCTATTTTCTTCGATAGCGTTCAGGCGGCGGTTGCCCATCTCGACGCTGAAAACGGCGGCACCTCGTTCGCCGATGCGATCCGTGGCGTCGATCTGAACGACGCCCAGCAGACCCTTGCCTTCCTTGCTCCGCAGCTCCTGCGGGTCGAGCAGGGCACGTACATGATGAAGTATCCGCTGGCAGACTATGCGGACTTCATGCCGGTCGATACCACCGGGACGATCTGGTCCGCTGGCTCGCTGTTCTATTCGGGCGATATCGCGGGCAAGCCAGAATGGTTCGACGTGGCCGCCGACGACATGCCCTATGCCGACGTCAGCCGGACGCAGTTCCTTCAGGAAAACCACATGGCCGGCATCGGCTACAAGTGGAACCGGATGGATCTGGAGCGCGGCCAGCAGCTCGGCGTCAACGTCTTGGCGGAAAAGAGCGATGCGTCGTCCAAGACCGCAGAGCGCTTCATCCACAAGACGGCGATGCGCGGCGATGGCCTGAAGTTCACCACGGGTTTCATCAACAACCCGCTGGCAACGACTGTAAGCGCGGCTCAGGCGATCAGCACCGCATCGACCGGCGATGATGACGTGGCGGTGATCAACAACGCCATCACGTCTGTCGAAACGAACACCAGCGAAACCTACCGCGCCAACACGCTGGCTCTGCCTACCTCAACCTATAATATCCTGGCGTCGAAGCGCATGACTGACACCGGCATGTCGGTGCTGGCCTATCTTCAGGCGAATTCGGTGATCGGCGCGCTGACAATCAAGCGGTCGCGCCACCTCGAAACGGCCGGCGCAGGCAGCACCAAGCGCCTGATTGCCTATGCGAACACCAACGAGGTGCATAAATTCCACCTCCCCGGCGGTGGCCATCAGATGTTCACTGCATGGCAGAAGGGTCCGTTCTCTTGGGAGGTTCCGGGCCTGATGAATATCGGCGGCTACGAAAACCGCATCCCGAAGGCCATCACCTTTGTCGACGGAGTGTAAGCCATGAAGAAGTTCACGAATTACACGCCCGGCCTGCGCGGCATCAACACCGAAGCCGGTACGGTCTGGATCGAGCCGGGTCAGGCGGTTGAAATCGACCCGAAGCTGATCGTCGGCGCTGTGCCGGACTTGGGGAAGAAGTCGGACACTGCGGCAGATTCCGATGGCCCCGACGCGGGCGACTTCGACGTCCTCAACCAGAAGGTCGCCGACCTCACGAAGCAGGTCGAGACGCTGACTGGCGAGAAGGCCGCGCTGGAAACGGCCAACGCCGACCTCACGAAGCAGGTCGAGACGCTGACCACGCCGAAGAAGTAATCGCCAGATTATGGGCAACCGGGGCCGCCTCGCACAGCGCGCGGCGGCCCTTTTTGTGAGGAACGCCATGACCTACACCCGCCCCACCCTAGCCGCATTCCAAGCGCTCTATCCGCAGTTCTCAACCCTGACCGATGGCCAATACGCAGCATGGGCAGGCAAGGTCGAGCCGCGCGTGACCGATCGCTATGGCGTTGATCAGCAGGACGCGACCGAGCTGATGCTGGCGCACACCCTGACGCTCATGGGCGTCGGAACCGGAGCCGCCGGGGCGATGGTGCTGAACGGTGCAACCGATTTCGAGAGCGGGGACTTCGCGGTCACCCTGTCGGAGGAGATCGTCACCGGACGCGCAAAGGGTGGCCTCGCCGCCACGGTCTACGGCAAGCAGCTACAGGCGATCCACCAGCGCCTCTTCGGTGGTCCTATCCTGATGGGCTGCGTCTGATGTTCTCGGAGCTTTACGGTCAGTTTGCGCAGATGTTCGCGGCCGATGATGACGGGCCATTCTGGCTGGGCTATGTCATATCCCAGACGGCGCCTGCGTTCGATGATGGCGGCTCTCTGATCCCCTCGCCTACCGGTCCATGGCAGCGTGATTGCGTCGTGCAGGTCGATAGCGCCGATACCGCGATGCGCGCGCAGGAAGGTTTTGTCGAAACCGATCGGCGGATGATCATCCCCACCGCATCCCTGTCCGGCCCGCTGACGACGGATCATCAGATCGAGGTGCGCAACGGGCCATTCGCCGGGCGCTGGTCGGTGGAGAGTGTTTCGCGCAATGCTGCCTCGTCTCAGTGGGTGGCGCGCGGGCGAAAATCGTAAGGAGAAGCCAATGCCCTGGATCAAAGTGACCGATGAACCATGGACGCATGTCGAGAGCCTGATGCGCTCCGTCGTCTACCAGCCCGGCAATCATAATGTGACGGCAGATATCGCCGAAGCCTTCGAAGCGAGGAACCTCCAGAATGTTCATCATCCCGACGCGCAAGGTGATACTGGCGGCGCTGAAAACGACGCAGGCGGTGACGGCACTGGTGCCGGCGACGCAGATACTTCCGCAAACGCAGCCTGAAAAGCATGGCTGGCCGTTCATCCGCTGGGACGGCCCCACCTCGTTTCCATACAAGGGGGTCTGTGTGAATGGGGCGCAAGTCAGCTTCATGGTCCACGCCTTCGCTAAGCCGGTTTACGACGGCCCAGACCTGAAGCGGATGGTCGAGACGGCCGAGGACCATTGTGGCCGCATTCTCGAAGCGATCGAGCCTGTGCTGTCCGGCAACCGTTTCGAGAGCGCGGGCCGATCGTTCAGAGTGCGGGTGACGTCCACCGCCCTGATGCGGGATCGCGCCGAGGCGGATGCCTATCACGGCCTCCTGAATTGCGTTGCTAGGGTGCTGGCCTGACTGTATCGTCTGCGCATGCCAGATGTCTCAGAACGCATGCTCACCGCCTTTCTGATCCAGATGATGAAGACCGGCGCGGTTGATCCGGATGACATCGCGGAAGCTGCGGAATCGCTCGACAAGCAGGGCGAT